GGCGAGAACTGCCGCCCTACGTCGGCACGCCACGGCGACTCGAACCCCATGCGCCAGCATCCAAACCTGCCAGCCGGTATGCCGTCGCCAAACGCTACATACCATCCAGATTTGTCGCCCGTTTTGGCGCTGCCCTTGGTGCCGGATCTGAACCGATGAAGTTTGCCATCCAAAATCACATGATCTGGCGGCTCTAATCCTGCATTTGCAATCGCATTGATGAGTTGTTCATCTGGTGGCGGTATGCGCTTTTCTGCTGGCGGCGACCAAGGGCCGCCTAGAATGTTTGACAGATCAGCCATTAATAATTGCCTCTTTATTCGTCAAATAGTCAGACAGAGCTTTCAAAACTTTATATGTCGGATTGGCGTCTGGATTGCCCCGTACATCTCGCACGGTGTTTAAATGCAACCCTGTCGCCTCTGCAACTATACCCGGCCTGCGATCTCGAAGCGCCTGTTTAATCTGTTCCAGTGTCATCATTTTCTATTCCGTCGTCAAAAATTAACATCAAAGTGTTGACATGTTATCCGGAAATACAATATAGTTCAATCACTGCGCGAACGGAATTGGCCGAAGGCGCATAAAACAGGGATCAAAAACATGTCTAAAGCACTCGGAACAGACGACAGCATTACAAGCTGCGATTGCTGCGGAAGAAACAACCTTAAATTTACTGTAACCATTGAGCTGGACAATGGCGAAATAGCGCATTACGGACAAATATGCGCTCGCCGCAATACAGGCAAAGAACAGGGCACGATTACAAAAGAAATAAACGAACACAAGGCAAAAAATATTGCAGCCGCTAAAGCGGAGTGGAATAGCCACCCTGCGAATATTGCAGAACGCGCAAAATATGCCGAGCGACCAAAAAATCTTTTTGGAAAAGCCGCAAAAGATTTTGTGATATCGGCGGTAAATATTGCCAATGAAGTTCGTAATGAACTAGCGTTAAAACACAATGTAAGCGTTTCAGTATTTTTTTAATAACAACGCCACCTAATACCTACACAACAAGGAGTGCCGAAAATGGCAATCAACATAAAAACCACAGGCAGTCTATCTGCCAATGGCGTGAAATTGCTCGTTTATGGGCAAGCAGGCGCAGGCAAGACCAGCCTAATTAAAACGCTGCCAAGCCCCATTGTGCTATCTGCTGAAGGCGGTCTGCTATCAATTCAGGATGCAGATATTTCATTTATTGAGATTGGAGATATGGATACGCTGCGCGATGCGTGGAAGTGGGTAACCGAAAGCGCCGAAGCGCGGGAATATCAGTCTGTTGCTCTGGATTCGATCAGCGAAATAGCGGAAGTTGTTCTCAACTCGGAGAAAAAAGCCACTAAAGATCCGCGCCAAGCCTACGGCGCGATGCAGGAGCAAATGGCCGACATTATTCGGGCATTTCGAGACATTCCTGCGCGCCACGTATATATGAGCGCCAAGCTGGAAAAATCTCAAGATGAGATGGGTCGCATGCTGTACGCGCCGTCGATGCCGGGTAATAAAACGGGCCAATCGTTACCGTATTTCTTCGACGAGGTGCTAGCGCTACGCGTTGAAAAGGATGGCGACGGAAACACGCAGCGCGCCTTAATGTGCGACAGCGACGGGCTATGGCTGGCTAAAGATCGCAGCGGGAAGCTGGAAACATGGGAAGCGCCAGACCTTGGTGCAATTATCTCCAAAATACAGGGAGGCAAATAACATGGCGCTACCCGAAAAGCTTACCGACGATCTTAATTCGCTGTCTGCAATGTGGTTGTCTGCAAAGGAAGCAGAGAATCAAGCAGTTAAAGATCGCCGCAATATCGAGGACCGGATTAAATCGTTAGCCGGAATATCTGAAAACCTCGAAGGCACGGAAACCGTCTCTCCCGATCAATTCACCATCAAAATAGTTGGGCGCATTGACCGCAAGGTTGACGGCGACAAAGTGCAGGAACTGGCTGCCGAGTTTGGACTAACGGATCATTTATCCAGCCTGTTCCGTTGGAAGCCAGACCTAAACATGGCGGCATGGAAAGCGGCAGATGAGTCAATTACAAAACCACTAGCAGCAGCAATCACGGCCAAACCTGGTCGTCCATCATTTACTATCACTAGCAAGGAGTAATAAATGAACATTGACAACCTGACCGTTGGCGAAATCAAGCAAATTTGCGGCATGTTTAACAACATGCAATCCGCTGTTCCGGCCACAAACCCAGTTATCGGGAAATACTGTATCGCCCGCTGCTACGCCGCTGGCGTGCACGCTGGTGAGGTCGTGAGCGTGGAAGGCGAAAACGTGGTGCTCAAAAACAGCCGTCGATTGTGGTCTTGGAAAGCGGCGGCTGGTGTGGCCCTGTCCGGGTTGGCTCAGACAGGTCTTATCAATAACGAATCTAAGGTGGACATTTTGAATCCCATAATCTACCTAACAGGCGTATGCGAGTTAACTCCGTGCAGCGAAAAGGCTAGGGAGAGCATCAATGAGGCGTGAATTTGTTGGCGGCTATAACTCCGGCGACGGTTACGGTGAAGGCTCCGGCGACGGTTACTGCTACGGTTATGGTTACGGTTCCGGTTACGGTTCCGGTTATGGATCCGGCGGCGGTTCCGGTTACTGTTATGGTGACGGTTATTGTTACGGTGAAGGTTCCGGTGAAGGTTACGGTTACGGTTACGGTGACGGCGGATTAAACTAAATCTTTTTCATCATCACATATTTTTTGAGAGACTGATATGGCATTTTTAGGCGAAACTTTCGACGTTAACGAACTCCCGCAAAACACTGGCGGCGCATATGATCCGCTGCCTTCTGGCTGGTATTTTGCGACCATTAACAAGGCAGAACTGACCGCAACAAAGGACGGCGCTGGACAATACATTAAAGTCCGTTATGACATTACCGGCCCGTCTCATCAAGGGCGTGTCGTGTTCGGCAACCTTAATATCAAGAACGCCAGCGCAAAAGCTGAGGAGATCGGACGCCAGCAACTGGGCGAGATTATGCGAGCCATCGGATTGGCAAAAGTCACCGACACCGACCAGCTAATCGGCGGCAGTCTGCAAATTAAATTGGAAGTGCGGGCGGCGACTGAGCAATACGCCGCTCAGAACGAGGTGAAGGGCTTTAAATCCATTACTGGCAGCGCCCCGGCATTCTCTGCTCCAGCATCTGCAGCCGCAGCGCCAGCCGCAACAAAATCAGCGCCACCATGGGCAGGCAAGGGTAAGTAACAAAAAAACCCCCGAGGCCGCTAAGCCCTCGGGGAAAGCACAACATTTGGGAGACGGGCATGAAAATACCCGATTCAGATAATAGCATAAGTAATTTAATTGACAGGCACCACGAATCTCTATCAGAGCCGCCACGCCCACACATGGGTTGCAGTCAACTAGGCCATCCGTGCGACCGCTGGCTTTGGCTTTCGTTCCGATGGGCAGTGCAGCCTAAATTTCCGGGCCGGATCCTGCGCCTATTCCGACGCGGGCAGTTGGAGGAATCAACCATCGTTTCCGACCTGCGCGCCATTGGCATGGATGTCAGAGGAACTGGAAGGCAGCAGTCGCGCGTTGAATTTGGCGCGCATGTATCCGGCAGCATTGACGCAATTATTGAGTACGGAGTACCAGACGCACCCAGAACGCGCCACGTTGCCGAGTTCAAAACGCACAGCAAAAAATCGTTTGATGATCTGGAAAAGAACGGCGTAGAGAAATCAAAACCAGAGCACTTTGTACAGATGCAGCTATACATGCACGGCACCAAAATAGACCGCGCGCTGTATGTGGCAGTCTGTAAAAACGATGATCGGATCTACACCGAGCGCCTGCGCTACGATCATGAGGTGGCCGAGAGATACATTGCTCGCGGTCGTCGAATCGCATTGTCCGACCGTATGCCAGAACCGATTAGCACTGACCCGAGTTGGTATCAATGCAAGTTCTGCGACGCGCACAAGTTCTGCCACGAAACCAAAACAACCGAGCACGTTAATTGCCGCACATGCGCACACAGCACGGCCCAGGAAAGCAGCACATGGCGCTGCGAGCGCCACGACGGCGACGATATACCCGTCGAATTTCAGCCCGCTGGATGTGAGAGCCACGTCCTGCACCCGGATCTGGTGCCATGGCAGCGCAAGAACGGTTTAAACGAGTGGACGGCTGTTTATGTCATTGAGGGGCAGGACGTGGCAAACGGTGAGGGCGATGCGCACGTCTACACCAGCCGCGAAATACTAGCCAATCCAAAAATGTGCAGCGCTGGCGATGAGTACATCGAGAACATGCGCCAGGAATTTGATGCACGAATTGTCGGATAAAAGGAAAAGCCATGTACCAATACGAGGAAAAAGCAATGAACAAAGACGACATTATCAGATTGGCGTTAGACGTGATCTGCGAACCGATTTGGTTTGATTGGAAAAATCCAACTTGTCGTGACTCGCTTTTGAGATTTATACAAGAACAAGTTCGTGCCGCTGGAGCAGATGAGCGTGAGGCATGTGCGCAGGTGTGCATTGAAACCGGAGCCACAAAAGGAAATTCAGACGCCGCATTCGATATGGCTGATCACTGCGCCGCAGCCATCCGAGCAAGGGGGGAGAAATGAAAATTCAGCTATGCCCGCGCTGCAACAAACGTCGATTCAATAATTCTCCCTATAGCTACACGTGGTGGAATGTTATTGGTCATGGATATATGTGCTACTCATGTTACGACAAAATGAGGCTATGCCATGACTGATCGCATAGCCGCATACGCAATCGCGCTACACAGCGACATCAACACCAAACGATTTCAGGTTGTCGAAAACGGCAAACTGCAAACCTATTGGATGGGCACCGTCTACGGTGGTGGAGTCGCTACCGATGCCGG